CGCCAGAATGCACTGATAGTACTGGCGGCAATGCTCAGGGCACAGGCGGACTTCGCAGCTAAGACAATTGACGCAATCGGCAAGTAGCCCACCCACCACCCGGCGCACCCCGACGCCGGGCAACCGTAACCGACAGATTAGCAATAGGAGACACGACGATGGGCAACGAATCAGCAGTGCTTGCATACGTGGTGAAAATGGCAGAAGCCGTCCGCCTGCTCGAAGCCTTGAAACTCTGGACGGATGACATGGGCGATGTTCTGCCGGATGACGTAGATTGGGCGCACGTTGGCGACGCAACGCAGGTCGTCAGTGACTTGACCGACATTGCACAGTTCATCGGTGTTGTGCCGAACGAAGCGTGACCAAGTTACACCCGGCCAGCCGTGCAAGCCGGGGGAAGCGGAAAGAAGGGGACGCAAATGGACAAGCAAATTTTTGATACCCGCAAAGCGGCGCAAGATGAAATCATCAAAATGAAGGGATGGATTGCCAAGTCAGTTAAGATTGACACCGACAACGGGCAGAAGTGGGTCATTCAATGCGACGGCGACAAGTACCTGCGAGAGGATGGGTATGTCAGATGAGTCAACCATCCACATCATACCGACTGTCTGACTACACGGCCCGCCAGATTCAGGAGTTGGCGGCGCAGATGGGAACCACGGCCACGACGGTGGTAACCATCGCAATTGACCGGATGTACCGTGATTCGCAACAAACGCCAGTCCAGGCGCAACAGCCGCAACAGACGCAGAGAAGGCGCTTGAGGATGTACCGTGATTCGCAACCTGCGCCAGTCCAGGCGCAACAGCCGCAACAGGAGACGCAACCATGACACGGGTATTTGTGAGCATCGAACAGACGCCGGCGCAAGCCGACACGCTGATGTCGCAGTTCATTAAGAGCCGGCGAGGTGAGACGCACAGCGCAATGTCGATCATGCAACTCTGCACAAAGGTGTGGGGAATTCGCTATGACTGGCACGATTGGGCCGCCGTCTTCGTCACCATGTACGGCAACATGGAAGTGGAGATCATCGGCAACGATATGGACCTGACGCAATACTGGATTAAGTAATGTGACCAAGTGTCCAACCACCCACAGCGCCAGGTCAATCGATCTGGCGCTTTTCGTTATGTAAAGTCTACTGGTTGCCCGCCACAATCCTGAATCTTGCGTGAACGTTGCAGATTAGCCAGCCCCATGCGCCTATCGCCGTGCCCAACTCCAGGGACGCGAACACGTTGACCAGATCGCCACGGGGTATAACGGCAGTGGCGTAAATTGAAATGGAAGAAAGAAACATCCACAGCGCAAAACACGCCAGCCCGAAGATGGCCCAGCGCACCCCCACGACCACCAGCAGGCGCTTGCGGGTGTAGAGCAGCATGGCAACCTCTGTGATGGCCCACGTCGAAAGCGCCACCTGAGATGCCAGCCGAATCATCGAGCTATCCATGCGGCAAAGCTCCCAACCACGCCAGCAACGTCACCTGTGGCGTCGCCACCTGGCCGTGCCAACCACGTTGACCTCGCTCGACGTAGCCGACGGCGTTGACCTGCTGCTGTCCCGCCTGCTGGACCAGGCGCAAGCGTACTACGACGCCACGACACCCACCGCCGGCGGCAAGACCCAGCCGGCGGCCTACTATCAGGAAGGAGCAAAACCATGATGGCCACCACCGCCAACCAACGCATCGATGTCGGCGCCCTGCGCAACGGCGACGCCGTGCTGACCGCAGAGCCGGGGCAGGCGAGCCTCCGCCAACAAATTGCGTTGCATAGCATCCAGACCGACGGCGGCACCCAGATGCGCGCCGCGTTGAATGAGGAAACTGTGGAGGAGTACCGATCCTATATGGCCGAGAACGGCTGGGGCGATTTCGACCCTGTAGTCGTCTACTACGACGGGGCCGCATATTGGCTCGCCGATGGTTTCCATCGCATCGAGGCGTATCGAAAGGTAGGCGTCTCCGTTGGCGACACGCTGGTGCCCGCCATCGTGCACGCTGGCGCCCGCCGCGATGCCATCCTCCACGCCGCCGGCGCCAATGCGCGGCACGGTCTGCGCCGCACGAACGCCGACAAGCGCCGCGCGGTGGAAGCGCTGCTGCGGGATGAAGAGTGGGGGAAATGGAGCAACCCGGAGATCGCCAGGCGCTGCTCCGTAGATGAAAAAACCGTGCGCAACATCCGGGCCGATCTGGAGCGCACTTCGGAAATTCCGAAGTCAACCGACCGCAAGGGCGCCGACGGTCGCACGATCGACACCAAAAACATCGGCGGCAAACCGCAAAACTACCTTGCGGTCGATCAGATCATTCTCGCTTTGCGGCCTGTGCTTCTCAACGACACCGGCGTCGCCATCTGGGAGTGCGCCGCAGGGCGCAACCAGACCATGTTTGCCGCCTGCCAGCAGGCACTGGCGCCCGAGCGCGTGCGGCAGCACGAGCTTTACATGGCCCTGTACAAACTGGCGGAAGAGCGCGGCGTCGGCCTGTCGGGCAACGCCGTCAATGGCGCCCGCCCGCTACCCACTTGGGCACAAACCGACGGCGCAAACGTAGCGTCTACGCCTGTCCCAGCCCCACCACAGGGCGATAGCGCCGATTCGCTCACAACTCCCCTTGATGGCGTCTCAGACGACTACAGCGAAGAAGGCGTAGACCTAACCTGGGATCTGCGGCCGGACCTGCGCGCCGATGGCTGGACGCAGCGCGTCAGACCGGATGGCGAGATGGTCGCCAATCATCCGCGGCATGGTCAGTTGCTTGACCGAGAGTTCGACGGCAACCTGGTCGCCATGCATCGCAAAATGGCCGCGCTGACGGGAGGAGAGACAACTGACGAGCCGGAGGAGGATCAGCCGCTGGACGAGCGCCCCACGAATGCCGGCGAGATCGCCATCGCCTACAACGCACGGCGCGCCGAACATGGTGACGCCTGGGCCGCCGCTGTTGGCGCCCTGGGCACGAAGGCGCAGCGAGCCGAGTTGCTGGCCACCGCCATCAAGCCGTGGATTTGGGAGTACAAAGACAAGTACGACCGCAACTGGCGTGACCTGGCAGCGCATGGCAACCCATCGCACAGCAATAGCACCTTCTGGGACGACATCCGCAGGGAGATCGCTGCCCGCAAGCTGATGATTTCAGACAACGTACTGAAGGTGGCAATCAAACGGGCGTTCGAGATGCTCGAGGCGTCCACCGTGGAGAGAAACGAGGCGGAGCCTGCCGGCGACGAGAGTGAAACCGCCGCCCCGGTCGCAGAAGAGGCGACGCAACCGGCAGCGCCACCTGTGCCGTCCGACCTGGCCGCCGCCGGCTGGGAGTTGCGCGGCACCCCATACGGTCGCTATTACCTGGTCAACGAACGCACCAGCCAAAGCACTCGCTCGTGCGCGTCGGCGGAACAGGCTTTCGAGGTGGCGCGCGGGCTGGCAAGACCCCAGCAAGAAAACGCCGCCCCGGTCGCCGCCCCAGACGCCGCCCGGTCCACCTGGGCCTACTGGGAGGCACAGGGCTGGCGACTCGTGCGTGACAGCAAAGCGAATACCCTCGCCGGCGTGCACGACGCCACGGAATTGGCGACACCACTGGTGATCTCCGAAGCCGGCGTCATCCACTGGCTGAGCAGTGGCGGCGAACTGAACGAGGCAAACTATCGTGTCGCGATGAAACAACCGCCCTCGCCGGCCGCCGAGCGCAACGCGCGCGTCAAGGCCATGATCGAGACGCTGACAGCGGCGCGCGACCTGGTTGCCGAGTACGAGAAGACCACCGGCATCTACTCGCACAGCAACAACCTGCGCCAGGCCGTGCGGCCCATGATTGAGATGCTCGAGCGCAACTTGACGGACAGGGCGGCGGCATGAGCGTGCTTGTCGCCACGATGATTGTGCCGATGTGGGCCGAAAACCGCATCAGGGAACTCACGACGGCGCCTAGCGATTCGACCACGGCAGGCCAACGTCTGCCGTGGTCGGTGGGCATCATTATGGAGCCGCGCTTGCCGGCGCACTTGCTGCTGACTTCGCACAAGATTCTCATCCACGGCAGCGCGGAATACGAGACGCTTCTCGCCGAGGCGCTGGCGAGCGAGCCGCAACCCAACCCAACGGACAAGGGGAACACTCAATGACCACAGTAATCAACCCGCTGCGCAAGACCAACGCAGACGACGCCGGCGACACCGCCGCGAAGCCGCACATCGCCAGTGACGAACTTGCCGACCTGTACGCAATGGTCACGTCGCTGACCGTGCGCGTCGCCATCCTGGAGCGCGGCCAGGCGCACACCGACGCCGTCGTGCATCGGTATATCAACCGGGCGGAAGAAGAGGAGCAGCTATGACGCAGCCCGCCGACAGCGCAACGAATGGCAAGCCGCCAGTTCAAGAACTCTTGAGCGATTCAGAATTCTGGAGCACATTATCCGACGCTGAACGACAGCAACTGCGGGACATCGCCAGCCAGTTGGACGCCGCCACTGGCATGTGTGGCACGTCGCTTAGCGCAATCGTCGCCGTCGTGAACCCAAACAGAAAGGTGCAGTTATGATAAAACCCGCCTCCGACCTCATGGCATTCAACGTGCCCGCCCGCGGCCCGACAGATCTCATTGCCGAGGAGCAGGGCAGCGTCGGGCGCGTCGTGTTTGTGCGCTACAGCCGGCGCGGCGGCATCGTACTGGTCGTGTCGTATCCGCATAACGGTCAGACCAAATGCGAATGCGTGATTTACGGTGTGCAGTGGCTGCGCTGGTACCAGCATGTCGTAATCTCGACGCGCCAGGCTGCGCTGCTGGTCAATCGATTTTTTGACGACATGGGAATTACGCCATGAAAGCACTGAGTATCATGCAACCCTGGGCGACACTGATCGCCCAGGGCGCCAAGCGCATCGAGACGCGCAGTTGGACAACGTCCTATCGTGGCCCGCTGGCGATCCATGCTTCGAAGGGCCTGCCTGGTTGGGTCGCCGATGTAGTGCGCAGCGAGCCGCAGTTCACCGCTGCGCTGGGCAACCTGTTCGATGCACGCGGCCGGGTGCTGGGCGATTTTACGCGCGGCTGCATCATCGCGACATGCCAACTGGTTTCTGTGAAATTCATCGGGGCAAATGCGGAGGGGTGGGACTGGATTGGCCCAACGGGTCGCCTGTTCAGCTACCCGATCACGGATACAGAGCGCGCCTTCGGCGACTACACACCGGGTCGCTACGCCTGGCTGCTGGCCGACGTGCTACCGCTTGACGCCCCAGTGCCGGCAAAAGGCGCACTGGGTTTGTGGGAATGGGAGGTACTGCCATAAACCGCTTTGTTCGTAGGGGATAGACACGCATAGAACACCCGTGCTACACTGGGGTGTGTCGGCTGGATGCTTGAACATCCAGCCGACGTTGACAGACCTGTCGTTGCCAGGCGTGTCGGACAAAAGTCTAGCACACCACAAAGCGCCAGGTCAATGACTTGGCGCTTTTTCGTTGAGGTGTCGCTGTGAAATGGTTCTGGATCGGATTTTGGGCATTTCTCACAACGTTGATTCTGTCCGCCGCCATCATGCGTCCGGACACCGTCGACGCGACCCTGGCCTTTGTCGGCTCGTTTCTCACCGTGGCGGCCTGGACACTCTTCATCGTTGCCATTGCCGCCATTGCCGCTGGCAGTGTCATCGCCGGCTGGGTTGTCGTGCAGCGCCATCGCATCGCGACGCTGCGCCAAAAAGACGGGCACTACCCACTGCAGCGGGTCAAAACCAAAAACGGCGGCGTCGCCATCATCGATCCCAACGCAATGGTTGGCCCGGTCCTCGTCGTCGATCGCGCCACCGGCGCCGCCTTCGAGCACGAACCCGCCGCCGGCTGGCAAGTGCAGGCCACGATCCGCGCCATGGTCGAGCGCACCCGCACCGCCCAGGCCATGTTTCAAGGCGACGATAGTCGCGCCACCGAGTGGGGAAGTCAGCACCGCGGCGACCGCATCACCGCCGCCGCCGCCAAGCTGATCGACGGCCCAGGCCGCCCGACCCCAATGCCGCTTTCACCTGCCCCAATGCCGCCGGCGCAGCTTCCCGCGCCACGCATCTACACAGCTGAGGACGCGCTGAATCTCAATACTCGCACCAAACTCAGCATGGGCGCCGACGCCATCACCGGCGAGATCGTCAAGTGGAACATGCTGGAGGCGCCGCACCTGCGCGTGCACGGGAAGAGCCAGGGGTCGGGCAAGACCAACGCCATCCAGACCCTGGCCGCCGGCGCCGTGCGCACGGGTGCGCACCTGGTCGTGCTGGACCGCCGCCGCTTCAAGGACTGGGGCGCCTTCGAAGGCTGCGCCGAGCTTGTGGACACGCGCGACCCTCGCCACTTCGCCCAGGCCGTGATGCGGCTGCGCGACATCTATCAGGAGCGGGACGCGCTGCTGGGCCAGCACGGCGCACCCAACATCGCCGCACTGGAGCAGCCGCCGCAGCGCGTGGTGGTGGTGATCAGCGAGTTCGGCGCGCTCTGCGCCACCGCGCAGGCCGAAGGCGTGCTCGACGACGTGCTCTATCCGCTTTCGCTGATTCTGCGCGAGGCCGGCGCCGCCGGCGTCCATGTGCTGATCGAGGACCAGGTTGTCGACCAGCGCTGGCCGCGCGGCATCAGCGCCAACGCCGAGCCGGTGACCGGCTATCTGCCCGTCAACTACGGCGCCGCCGGCGGCTACTACGACGCCCACAAGCTGGCGCCCTATCAGTTCCACTACAGCGGTACGGTCTTCGGGACGTGGCCCATGGCCGCCATTCTGCCGATGGCGCTGGCGCGTGTACAGCGGCCGCAGTTCGTGATGAGTTCACGGTGGGCGGGGGGAGGATGAACTGCCGCATGAACTGCCGCATGAACTGCCGCCAGTGAACTCCAATGAACTGACGCCGGTCACCGCTGACGGCTGGTACGAATGGACGCTGGCGAACTATCTGCCGGCCCACCCGGAGCTATTGCAGACCGACGACAACGGTCGCGGCATCGGCGTGAAGGCGCTGGGTGAGGCGATGGCGGAGGCCTGCGAAAAGGACTACGAGAGCATGAAGGGCACGGCGAGCGGTGTCGCCAAGCGCCTGCGGTCCGAGGTATAGAAGATTAGGGGGCGACGCGGTGCCATCATCCTTCCGCCACTTGCCCAATTCCCCTCACTCGCATTACAATCGCGCGCAACAAAAAGACGACGCCCTGGCAGCGAACCGATGGCGTCGTCTTGACTTTGCCTGTGATCAGGCGATTCAATTTTCAAGCTAGAGGATACAACGCCGCTCGTTGTGTGTCAACTATGCGGCGTGTGCCCGACAGCCTATGCGCGACGGAAACGGCGACCCCATGCGTAACACCCTCTACTATGGCGACAATCTGGCCATTCTGCGCGATCACATCGCAAGCGAAAGCGTCGACCTGATCTATCTGGACCCGCCCTTCAACTCTGCGCGCAACTACAACGTCCTATTCAAGCACGAAGGCGGCCAGGCGTCCCAGGCGCAGGTCAAGGCGTTCGACGATACCTGGCACTGGGGCATGGATGCGGAAGCCACGTTCCACGACCTGGTGATGGGTCACTCCGCGCCCGTGTCCAACATGATCGGTGCCATGCGCCAGTTCATCGGCGATAACCAGATGATGGCCTACCTGGTAATGATGGCAGCCAGGCTGGTAGAGCTGCACCGGGTGCTCAAGCCCACGGGTAGCCTGTATCTGCACTGTGACCCCACGGCGAGCCACTATCTGAAGGTCATCCTGGATACCATCTTCGATGTGCGCAACTTCAGGAACGAAATCACCTGGCAGCGCACTAATGTCCATAGTGACAGTAAGACGTGGAGCAATGTCAGCGACATCATCTTTTTCTACTCAAAATCAAACCAGTTCACCTGGAACCCAATCCATACAGCGCACAGGGATGAGTACGTAGCCGACAAGTATCGATACAAAGATGCAGACGGCAGGGTTTATCGACTGGACAACATGACCAGCCCCAACCCTCGCCCCAACATGATGTATGAATGGCAGGGTCACGCATCGCCTCCAAACGGCTGGCGCTACGCAAAAGAGACAATGGCCAAGCTCGATGCCGGAGGGCGAATCTGGTATCCAGACGACAAGGCAAAGCGCCCCCAGTTGAAGCGCTATCTGGACGAGATGCCTGGCAGGCTACTCAGCAACATTTGGACCGACATCCCGCCCATCAACTCCCAGGCCGCCGAGCGCCTCGGCTATCCCACCCAGAAGCCTGTTGCCCTCCTGGAGCGCCTCCTGGCAGCCAGCAGCAACCCCGGTGACCTGGTCCTTGATCCATTCTGCGGATGTGGAACCACCATCGCAGCCGCCCAGAAGCTGGACCGCCACTGGATCGGCATCGATGTGACTCACCTGGCCATCGCCCTCCAGAAGTACCGCCTGGCCGATGCCTACAACCTGGTGGCCGGCAGGGACTATGCCGTCATCGGTGAACCCGCCGACATCGCTGGCGCCGTGCAGTTGGCCCAGGAGGACCGTCACCAGTTCGAGTGGTGGGCGCTGTCACTCGTGCAGGCACAGCCTATCAGCCCCAGCGACGCAGCCGGCAAGAAGGGCAAGAAGGGCGCCGACCGCGGCATGGATGGTCAGATTGTCTTCGTCGACGACGCCAGCGGCAAGCCAAAGCGTATCCTGGTGCAGGTCAAAAGCGGGCATGTGTCGTCGAGCATCATCCGGGATCTGCGCGGGGTCGTCGAGCGAGAAGGTGCGGCGATGGGCGCGCTCATCACATTGGAGCCGCCCTCGGCGCCGATGGTCACAGAGGCAGCCGCAGCCGGCTTCTACGAGTCACCTGGCTGGAATCGCCGTTACCCGAAGTTGCAAATCCTCACTGTGGAGGGTCTGCTCGCCGGCGTCGAGAGGCTGGAGCGGCCACCGTCGGCGATCACCTTCAAGCAGGCGCCGCGGGGGCCAGGCGAGGCAACGGGCAAGCAGAGTGGTTTTGATTTCGAGTGAAAATTGAAGGGAGCAAGCAATGCGCAAGCACATGGAAACGCTGACCGGGAAAGGCAAGCTACTACAGGGCGAGCAAGAGATCGACATCCGCTATCAGATTGACGTCTTTCAGGATTGGATCGACACATCGACGCGATCCGGCAAATCGTCCGCTTCCGGGTTGAAATCAATAGAGATAACCGGAGAGGCAAGCGAATTCTTGGACATCGGCGCCACGTACACGCTCTTCCTGAAGGATGGCCGGCACTGCCAGGTCTTCGTTCAGTCCATGTCGCTACCTAGCCCTGTAGTTCACCTCACGGCCATGAACGCCGCCGAGCTATTTGAGGAAGGCGCCGCCCCATGATCGAAGAGCCCCGCCAGAAACAACAAGGTGGTGAAACGGTGTCATCACCTTGTTGTTTCTGGCGGGGCGGTTGGCCTGCGGCATCACGGTGCTTTAGGTAGGTCCGCCACCGGTGCTACGACGAACGGTAGCAGAGCGACCAGGGCAAACGGCGTCATGCCCTCCGCATTGAGTCGGCCCGTGTCAATGGGCGGAACAGTCACCGTCACATCGGCATCGAGCATTGCTTTGTTCTCTGCATCCAGTTTGCGCCGGGAGTCTGCCTTCTCCGCTGGTGTCTTCCCGCTAAGGACAACGTTCTTGTCGGCCCCCGTGATCAACTCGCCGTCCTCCCCGATTTCCCCGTACTTGCGCAGGGCGGCAGAGCGCATCTCGTCGTACTTGTCCACCACAGGGCGCACGGCATAGATGATCTGTGCTACCGCTACCGTTGCGCCCGGATCGACAAATTTGCTTGCGCCAACTGAAGACGTGTACAACTCCACGCATTGCCGGACTGTGACCTTTACATCCATGGACGATCCTCCATTTTCCTTGCTGTTTTTGCGGGCATTGCGCCGCGCTCTACGTGCCATGCTCATATCGGTATGGTAGCACTTCGGGCACGAAAATTGTTGATGCAATTTACGGGACGCCCTACGGCGCCGCACCTGGCTCCGGTTCCGGCTCTGGTTCCGGTGGCACGACGACTGGTGGAGTAGGCGGATTCAGCACAGCCCATTGTTCGGGTGTCGTCGGGATGTATCGATCCAGCAGCGCATCTCTCGCCGTTAGTCCGCCCAGGCCAGCTTGCGGCGTATCCAGAAAATCCAGAAGTGCCAGCAGCAAACTGCCCCAAGCCAGCCACGTGGAGGGCGCATAGCCAGCCAGCAGTTGATTGTTCGCCGCCGCCTCTGCGAGTGCTGCCTGAAACTTCTTCTCCTGCCACTCCGCGCTCATGGCAATCATGTCGAGATACAATTGCCGCAACGCTGGAATCAACTCGCCCGGTATCCGCTCGGCCAGCACGTCAGCCAGCGGGCGACGTTCGCCGGGCGAGCGGCCAGCTTGCCAGTTCTGGTAGGAGTCCGCCAACTCGCGGACGGTCATCGTCAACTCTCTTGGATTGACTTGAAGTGCCATGTTATTCCCTTTCCTTGATACGTTCCGCAAGAACTTCTACGCCATCTCGCAACGTGTTGAGCTTGCGTTGTAACCGTGCGTTGACCGTCGCAAGTTGGTCACGCTCCGCACGAAGCGAAGCGTTCTCCGCAACCAGTGCTTGCACGTGTGGGTCTGCGGCGGGCGTGAAGTCTGCGGCGGGCGTCCCGATCCCACATTCGCCGCCCTGACTGTCGATATGTGCCTTCATCTTCCTGCACTCCTTGTTTCCATGAGCTTCCCCAGCATCTCTGATACGAAATGTGATTTGTACGGCTTGAGTTCTCCTTGCGGGTTTACGGTTCAACCGTATCATGCACCCAGGTTACGCCGGTTCCTGTGAGGCCAAGATATTTGTAACGCACGGTGCCCCCGTCGTTGTATTGAATGATGAGCCTATCTCCCTTCATGTATATGTTTGCCCGCGTGCCACTCGTTGGCGTGCTTGGTGTTGATGTCAGTTCGTGCATTCTCAGCGCCCCTTCGATTCCGATACCATCCGCAGTTAGCTGAATGTCATCGGCTATCGCCGTTATCCAGCCTTTTCCGGGCTTCGTGTATGCCGTTGGCCCCGAAACGGAAACTTGCAACTGCGCAAGAGCGCCATCGTAGGAGTTTTCCGACTGCAATAGAACATGTGAATAGTTGTCGCCGCTGCTATTCAGGATCGAGCGAATAGAGGCTTGGGGTGAATGATTTGTCTGCCCACCCCCATAATTCGATATCAAGGCCACCTCCGTCATGGAGGCCGATCTACTGCCGAACACTCCGCTGATTTTGTTCCCAGAGTAAAGAAACGCATATCCGTTTGTTTCAGCGAAGTTTGTCGGTGCTGCTACAGCGATCCCAGATTGATCCAGCAACACGTTCCCGCCGCCAGCGTAGAGCTTTCCATCTGACCCGGCATACCATTGCAGTGTACCCGCGTTGTAGCCGCCAATACGCCCGTAGGTTCCGCCATCGTTCCAGATTTTCAGCCCCGTTGTCGGACTGGCGAACGTGCCGCTGCCCTGGTAGATACCGCCACTGGAACCGATGGTCAGCGCACCAGCGATGCTGCCGCTGTTGGCGGTGATTGCGCCGGTGATAGTCGCGTTGGACGCATAAAGATAGCCATCTGCACGCACACGGTATGATGCAGTAGCACGATTTGCGTGGGTTGCACCGGACCAGAATGACCAATCAGTCGATGCGCCAGTACTGTTTATGCCTGCCTGGTTGCTTCCACCGTCGCCAACTTCTATCCTGGCGACATTGACCGCACCAGGAGTCAGTGAGATGTTTGTTGCCGTAAGCGCTGCGCCAATCGTCCAGCCGCCGATAGTTCCACTCGTGGCAGTCATCGAGCCACCAGCAGTTACACGGAATTCAGCGCCCGCACGATTCGCAAAATTCTCGCCCGCCCAAAACACAATATCACCCGCAGCCGCGGCTGCGTTGATTCCGCCAGCCGTTGAGCCTGTTCCGGCGAGAATGTGGGCGACGTTTGCGGCACCCGGCGTCAAGACCAGATTCGTTGCGCTGAGCGTCGCGCCGATTGTCCAGCCACCGACCGTGCCGGATGCAGCCGTAATAGCACCTGTAAAACTGGCGTTTCCGCTTGCGTCAAGGCTGATTTTTGACGTGCCACCATATTTCAGGTCAATCGTCGTACTGGTGATTGCAACGTGACTACCCGCGGTGCTACCGAGCGTGAACGTCGTGCCGTCCAACTTCGCCATCTCGGTCGTGGAGTTCATGAATAGCAATGATGTACTCGTCAGCGCCAAATGCTCCGCTGTCTGCACGCCGATGCGCAGCGTGTTTGCGCTGTCATCCCAGTGAACAGCAGCCCCGCCACTGGTCGTGCGCCCGATGGCAACGTCGTTTTCTTCCAGCGTCAGCCCGCCCCAGGATTTCGTGTCTGCTGGGTCGCCTGTTTTCCAGCGGGGATTGCCACCGTAGATAGCGAACGCTTCGCCGCCTGACTTGCCCTTCGCCCACATTCCAAACTCGTCTACCCAAATAGCGGACTTGGACGGAGCACGGAAAGAGACAACGCTGGACTCTGCGAACACAGGGGCGTTGGATTCGTAAATGCTGCGGATTAGTTTGGCGTCGGCTGCGTAGTCGAGGATTACGAGTTCGTCTGCCAGGAACGTTGCATCATAATAGTCGCTATTCGTCGGACGTAGTACCACAGAAGCAACACCGAGACTGAGTGCGACAGGAGTGCCGCTTTTGGCATTGCAGAATGCAGTAATGTTTGTGCCGTCCGATGTGACGGCGATGAACGTCCACGTATCCCAAGCGAACGTTTCTGTAGCTGATAGCAACGTTCGATACCGGTTTCCAGATTCATTATCGTAAGCACTTATCGTATTTTCGTTAACATAAATTCGTAGAACTTTATCGTCCGAAGACGCTAGTCCAAAAAGATAGTTGTTGCCAACTCCAGAGCGCACAGACGTTTGGAACCAGCCTGCGATAGTCCACGGAGAGCCGTTGGCGATGCCAATGTCGCTGTAGGCAATGCTACTGCTCGTCCTGCTGCTTGTGCTAGCGTGTGCAGTGCCGCTCCAGGATGCTGGCGTCGTGAGTGAGCCGTCGTGATACGGAGTAGCGTAGGCTTTGGCTTCTAGCTGCACGGCGTCTATCAACAGCACCGTGCCATCGCCGCCTGTGCTGTAGAAATAGCAGTAGTAGTTGAGTGAGGTTGGCGTGGCGTGCGTGAGCGTTCGGCTTACGGTTATGCGCTGCCAGCTAGACGTGACCGTGTAATAAGTTATCGTCCGATACGAGTCATTTTCATTCTCGCGCAAAAACATTGCAACCGTTTTTCCTACGGCTCCAGCGGTTCCGGCTTTGATGTATATCGAGAAGGTGTAGGATTGTCCTGTCGCTAGTCCTGTTGAGTGAGTTGCGTACACGTATGGCGTACTGGTTGCACCAGTTGCGAACGATAGGCATGTTAGACCATAGACCGAATCGGTAGATACTACTGTACCTACTCCACTGTTGCGATAGGAAAATCCCGCCGTTGTACTATCAAAAGACGGATTCGTGTGTAGATTCGTCGTCGCCTCGGCTAACTGTATCGCTTTCGAGAACATGCCAGGGCGATAGATGATGTCGTCTGTCTCCGTAGCAAGTTTGCCCATGTGCGTCGTGCTGGTGCCTGAAAAATTCAAGTTGTACGGTGCAGGCCCGTCGAAGTGGACAATAGCCTTTGCATCGCTCAGTTGCAGTGCGTGAGGCCCGACGAGATACTGTCCACGAATCGCCCCTGCCACGTCCAGGTCAAACTGGCTGTCTGCCGCACGGTTGATACCGACCCGATAGCCAGCGGCGCTGACTTGCAGCACGCCGCCATTATAGGTGCCAACCGTCAGATTGCCGGTGACGCTGGCAGCACCGCCGACCGTCAGCGCGTCAAACACGCTCAGGTCATCATCGGCGTAGAGCGTGCTGGTAAAGCGTCCGGCACCGGATACGTCCAGCGAATACGTCGGGTTTGTCTTGTTGACGCCAATGCGGCTGTTGGTCGTGTCCACATTGAAAATCGACGTGCCGCTCTGATTGCGCAGTTGCAACGCCGTCGTGGAGTCTGTCGCCGGCCTTAGCCACGGCGCAATCAACCCGCCGAACGTCGGCGTTGCTGCCGTGTGGATGTCCTGCGGCGCACTCAGCGTTATCGTGCCGTCGCCGTCGTCCGCCACCGTGACCCGGTTGGACGTGCCGGCAATCCAGGATGACAACGCGCTCACGCTCACAAGTTTGTCGCTGCCGTCGCTGGCGACAAGACGACTAGCAGTCAGCGCCGTCACGGTCATGTCAACCAACGTCAACGCACCCGCTGCGCTGGTCGCCAGAATTGCCGCCGCTGCGCCCGGATTGCTTGAGCTTGTGATAGCGTGCGTGTGGTCAGCCCGCGCAAGCGCCGCATTCGTCCCAACCGTCCCCGTACTCGCCACGGTGAGCGTAGATGCCGCCACGTTCGCTGTGATGGCGTGCGTGTGGCTTCCCGTACTGCTGTTGGTCGTAGCCGCAGTCAAGGTGCCGGGAGTCGTAAGCGCAACATCGTCTGCGTTGACCGTGATTCCAAGCCCCGCACCGATTGCAAAGGTTCCGCTTGTGAAGGTCAGACCTGCACCAGCGAACGTGCTGAGAAGCGTGTAGGCGGGCGTGAAGGTAGTCGCACCTGTGACCGGAATTTGGTATTGCGCAGTCCCTACACTCAAGCCAACGGAGTCGGCGGCAACCGTGATGAGCGTTCCAGCACCCACAGCAAGCACGCCCGTCGTGTAGGTCAACCCAGCGCCTGCGACTGAGGAAGCGAGCGCCACATCGTCAGCGTTCACCGTGATTCCAAGCCCAGCGCCCACAGCAAACGTCACGTCAGATGCAAGCGTGCTTGTTCCCGTCAAGCCAGCGCCAGCGGTCAGCGTGCGAGACGTGCGAACAATCGTACTTGGCAGGTCAGCGTCTGCAATCGCAGCAAACAGCGCCGTGGTCGCACCACTTGCACGAAGAACATGCCCAGCCGTCGCGCCTGAGATGGTGTGGTCTCCACCAAGCGCAAGATTCGTCGCCAGGACGTGGCTTTGGTTGTGATGGTCGTTCGCGGTTCTGCCGGTCAGCGAGCTGTGCGCAATCGTGCCGCCACTCGCAGCATTCGTGTGAGCGTGACCGGCGTTGGTGAAGTCCCCAATCGTCGGAGTCGTAAGCGTTTTGTTGGTCAGCGTCTGCGTGTTGGTCGTGCCAACCACCGCTCCCGTTGCCCCATGCGCAGTCGTTGCAGAGATGTGACTATCAATCTGTGCGTGCGTGTTGGTGCCGATTGAGGTCAGGCTTGTGTGCGCAATCGTTCCGCCACTCGCCGCACCCGTGTGTGCGTGTGTTGCATTTGTAAAGTCGCCTATCGTCGGAGTCGTGAGTGTCTTTCCG